AAATAAAAAAGAAAGGTAAAATAAAAATGTTTATTGCAGTACAAGGAAAATATATAAATGTCAATCATATAATTATGGTTGAAAAGATAGATACAAGTTCTGCTAAGATTTTCTTGAGCAATCAAAACGAACCTATCGAAGTTGCTTTATCTTATGCAAGTATTTTAGGCAAAATAAGCAGAGCTCTTGGAATATTAAAAAAAAAGTAGAAAGGATTCCTTATGATTGAGTTCTTTTTACCGATGGAAAAAATTCCGACGACAACGCACCAGCAGAAAAAAGTAAATGTCAGAAATGGCAAGCCGATTTTTTACGAACCCGAGGAGCTGAAAAATGCTCGAGCGAAATTTGAAAGTTTACTTGCGCGTCATGTCCCACCAGACAAAATGAAAGGGCCGATCCGGCTCACGGTCAAATGGTGCTTCCCGATGATTAAGGGAGTACGCACAGGACAGTACAAGACAACCAAACCCGACACAGACAACCTTCAAAAGTTATTTAAAGACTGTATGACCAAGCTCGGCTTTTGGAATGACGACGCACAGGTCGCAAGCGAGATCGCTGAGAAGTTTTGGTCCGAGGTCGTGGGGATCTATGTTAGAGTGGAGGAGTGGGACGATGAATTATATACATTTCTTTAGTGTCGAGCTCCCGGATTTTATGGCTAGAAATAACCAAGTCGCACAAAGCCTCGGTTTTGGAAGTGAGCGTTATTGGTTTTGGACCGTGGACGCGATCGCAGAAATATGCAAAAAGTACAATGACGACGAGTTGGTCGTAAAGCAATTCGGGCTCTTGTTTGAATGGCTCGAAAAACAAGCGGAAGGAGTGGCACAATGAAAGAGAAATCTTATTTTGAGGTTTTGAAAGAAATAGAACGTGATCGTGATAAGTGCAATAAGTACGAACGTTTTGACGTGCAATTATTGCTCGGGTCTATATGTGCGAAACTTGTCGAACAAGTGGAAAAAGACGAGAAAGTAGAATCGATCAACTATACGATACCGATCAGAGATCAAGTATACGACATAACGGTTCGTCGGTTGAAAAAGAACGAAGGTGGTAGCGATGGAATACGTGAAATATGATCCAAAGCAGCGCGAGGCGTTGAAAAAGAACCTTAGGCGCTTGATGGACGAAAAAAGAGTCACGAAAACCCAACTATCAAGAAAGCTGGGCTGGTCCTATAATACAATTGATTATTGGTTAAGGGGCGATCGCGTACCCGATCGGACAGGAATCGAGGCTATATGTGATTATTTCGGGGTCTCAGACGTGGAGCTTTTAGGATCTGAAATGAAAGTCCGCACGTTTGCTTATTATAAAAACGATACGCTCCTCGCATTTGGCACGATGGAAGAGATTGCGGAACAAACTGGCCGAAAGATCGAGTCGTTGCGGAGCTTGCTTTGTAACTCGAAGCGATTCAATAAGACGACGAGAACATACATGATCGAGTTCGATGATGATAGACGCTACAAATTAAAATTTAAGCAGTCGTTCACGATCGACGAGTTAAATCTAAAAGGTATCGGGTGGCTCTTAGAAAGCCCACTCGTAGAAGTAGAAGAGGTGGAAGAATGAATAAACAAGAAGCAATAAAAAAAGTTGAGCAGATGGGAGAATATGAGCGTTTTGTGAACGAATCAATCCCAAAATTAAGTATTCTTAACATACTTAACCAACTAGACGAACCGCAGAAAGTCACGCTTCCTCGCCCAGTGGCGAACTGGATCTCTTGCGTGAGAGGTCGAAACAAGACTTTACATTTCGCACTAGAAAACGCACCAGAAGAAGTAAATCTATGGTTTTGCGAAGATGAAAAGAATCGGCAAAATGTATTCGCTGACGCTTGGGTAAATGGGTATCATATTGAGAAAGAAAAACGATATATTGTTAAAGTAAAAGGGGTGGAAGAAGGTTACAATTACCTAAATCGTCGTATAAGTTTAGATAGTTGGTTCTTTAGTGGAGAAAGTGAACCGTTAGATTTTCGCGTAAAACACACCCGAAAAGAGCTTGAAGAAGCTGGGTTTGGAGAAGTGTTTAATAGCCCACTGTTTGAGGTTGAGGAGGTGGAATGATGATTCCAAATTTTAGAGCTTGGGATAAGACCTACAAAAAAATGTATGAAGTGGACGAAATTCATTGGAATTGTGGTGAATTTGATTTTATTGGTGACGCTATCACTTTTAAGCGTGGGGCCGATGAAGTTGAACTCATGCAATCAACAGGCTTGCATGATAAGAACGGCAAGGAGGTCTTTGTCGGAGATATTATAAAATGTACCAGAGGATGTCCTCATGAAGTATACATAGAAAAAGAATATGGTGGCAAATACATAGGAGGTATGCCCGCTGTATATCTAAAAGGTATAAGAGAGGGTTATGCTTGGACTGGGGCCGAAGAAATCATCGGCAACATCTACGAAAAACCCGAATTGCTGGAGGTAGTAGAATGACATTAGAACAGTTTCTAAAGTCACTCTCGGACCTTATGTGGTCCTTCTTCTGGGTGATATTGATATTTTTAGGCAGTGAAAATAACAAAAAATAGGAGGTGACAGAATGACACGACCAAACAGATATCCATACACTAAAAGTCAGTGGGAAGAAGAAACTACATCGGTGTACTTTGGTGATGGCACTAGTTTAAAGACGTTAATCGAAAGCAATCGAATAACTGGCGTGATTAATGTTAGTTTACAATGCGAGTGAGGACGACTAATGGACCTACAAAACTTTATTTATTTACTATTCGCAGCAGTCTGGATCTCTGGCTTGATCTGGGCTGGTGTGATTGCGTTCAAAAGCAGAAAGGGGAAACATGACTAAACTATTTTATATGATCCTCGGCTCAATATCGCTGGTATTTATGATCGTGTGTATCAACTTGAACTCACGGATCAATGAGTTAAATAATAAAGTCAGTGATCTGGAATGGACGGTGCAGGAGCATGAACTGTCCATCCAGCGGTTGGCAGAACAAAATAATGCGCAGGATGTTATTTTAAACAAGTTAAACAGCGAGTACCAGATGCGGGAACGGCAACGTGCGGAGGAATTGAAAGAGGTGGCAGAGAGAAACGGAGTGGGTGGATGAACATTAAAACACGCTTGAACAATCTTAAATATTTTGATACAAAACTAAACTCACTGCGACAAGAACGAATTGCTTTGCGTGCTACGGTTCAGAAAGCGCAGATCTATTCGGATGAGCCGAAAGGCAGCAAACAAGGCAACAAAACGGAAGATTTAAACGTTCGCATTATCTCGAAGTCTGAACAAATCGACAAAGAAATGGAAAGGCTTTGGGACGAACGCAATGAAACCGCACAAGCAATTGAATCCCTGGAAGATCCGCTTGAGAATGTCATCATGCGCTGGTATTATATCAACGGTTGCAGTCGTTTTGAAGTGATGCGAAAGGTCAACTGTTCAAGGACTACATTCCATCGCGTGAAAAAGTCTGCGATCGAACACCTTGAAGCTAAATTATGAGACCTTTAAAACTTTTTGGGACTTTTAAAGTGGTATTATGTTATTGAGGTTAAAAACCATTAACGGTTAGTTAAAATCATTGTAAAATCTCCTTATGTTTTAATCTCGAAAGAGTCGGCATCAGTCGGCTTTTTTATTTTTGTTTTAGAAAGGGGTGAGGTAGATTTCTAGGTTGACACACAAGCAAAGACGATTTATTGATGAATATCTAATCAGTCGAAATGGCACGGAAGCGGCAATCAAGGCTGGATATTCTGAGAAAATTGCTGCAAAGAGTTCGTCGGAAAACTTAAATAAACCGAAGATACAAGAAGCAATTGCAGCAAGATTAAAAGAACTTGAGAAACCTACCATCGCCACAATAGACGAAATTTTGGAGAAACTAACCGCTATCTTACGACAAGAAGCGACTGAGGAAGTTGTAGCAGTCGATCCTATTGGTGGTGGCTTTATCAAAACAGAGAAGAAAGCCTCACTTGCGGACGCTACCAAGGCTGCAAAAGAACTTCTCGGTAGATACCTTTCGACAAAACAAGCCAAGAAATTGGAGCTTGAAATCGAACGATTGCAAAAAGAGCTGGATAGTGGACATACAAGTGAACGTTTAATCATCGTTGATAGTTTCTCGGAAGAGATGAAAGGCTTGATAGATGACTTATGATGTTGTTTCTGACACGGCTGATCTTCTCAGAAAAAACGTAAACGAGAACTTTCTTCCAATTCTTTTGTCTGATAGACCTTACAATGTTTTGAAAGGTGGTCGGAACTCCTTTAAATCATCTGTTATCGCAATCAAACTAGCTTATATGTTATTGAGATATCTAAAAGCTGGCGAAAAAGCAAACGTGGTCGTCATTCGTAAAGTAGCGAATACCATTCGTGATAGCGTATTTCTAAAAATGCAGTGGGCACTTGGTTTGTTTGGTTTATCTGATCGCTTCAAAGCTACTGTATCGCCGTTTAAAATACAAGACAACGCTACTGGCTCGTGTATATATTTCTACGGCCAAGATGACTTTCAGAAGTTGAAGTCAAATGATATTGGGAACATCATCGCGGTCTGGTATGAGGAAGCTGCGGAGTTTAGTAGCAAGGAAGATTTCGACCAGTCAAATGTTACTTTTATGCGACAGAAGCATGATCGTGCTAAGTTCGTGCAATTCTTTTGGAGTTACAACCCGCCACGAAATCCATATAGTTGGATCAATGAGTGGGCAGAGGAGCTAAAGAATAACGAGAATTACCTAGTACATTCATCGTCTTATTTAGACGATAAGTTAGGCTTTGTTACAGAACAAATGCTGGAAGATATTGAACGTATTAAAGAGAACGACTACGACTACTACCGGTACATTTACCTGGGTGAACCAGTTGGCCTTGGTACAAATGTCTACAACATGGAATTGTTCAAAGAAATTGATAAAATACCAGAGAATGAACGTGTAATCGGACAATTCTTCGCAGTTGATAGCGGGCACCAACAGTCTGCTACAACTTGCTTGCATTTAGTTATGACGAGTGCTGACAGAGTTTATCTAATTGATAACTACTACTACAGTCCAGCGGGTAAGACGTACAAGAAAGCACCCAGCATCTTGTCTAAGGAGTTGCATGACTACTTGGAGGAGAAAGCGAAACGTTTTCCTAATGCGCCTATTTTGAATATGACAATAGATAGTGCGGAGGGAGCATTGAGAAACCAATACTATGAAGACTATGGCGTGCGCTGGCATCCAGTAGCTAAGAAAAAGAAAATCGTCATGACTGAGTTCGTCCAGTCGCTTCTAGCAGAAGGACGCTTTTTTTATTTGCCTACAGAAAACAACTTGAAATACTTTGTGGAAGAGCACAAGAAGTATCAATGGGATGAAAGAAGCATTATGAACGACGATCCGAAAGTTATCAAGGAAGACGACCATACGTGTGATGCTCTGCAATATTTTGTAATTGATAACGCACGATATCTTAATTTAAAGGTTTAATTTAAATGGGAATTATACAACGAATAGTAAATATATTTAAGAGAGGACAGTATGCGATGCAACAACAATCGCTAGGCAATATCACGGAACACCCACGAATTGCAGTAAGCCAGGAAGAATACAAACGCATTATGCGCAATCTACGATATTATCAGTCCAAGTGGGATGATGTGGAGTTCATGAATACAAATGGCGACATGGTTAAACGACCATTCAATCACTTACCAATCGGACGGACTGCAGCAAAGAAGATTGCAAGCCTTGTATATAATGAACAGGCTACAATCACAGTAGATGAAACTGTAAGTGATGCTAACGAGTACGTGCAAAGCGTGTTGCTGAACGACCGCTTTAATAAGAACTTCGAGCGTTATTTTGAGAGCTGTCTTGCCCTGGGTGGACTTGCCATGCGGCCTTATGTTGATGGTGATAAAATCAAAATTGCATTCGTACAAGCTCCTGTATTCTTGCCTATGCGATCTAATACGCAAGATGTATCGAGTGCTGCTATTGTTACCAAAACAATCAAGTCAGAGGGACAAAAGAATGTATATTATACTTTGATTGAATTCCATGAGTGGAAGAATGAAGAGGAATATACAATCACTAATGAACTCTACAGATCAGAGGTTAAGGATCGAGTGGGTGATCGTGTGCCATTGTCTGAACTCTACGAGGAGTTAGATGAAACAACGACAATTAAAGGGTTGAGTCGTCCGCTATTCACTTACTTAAAGACTGCTGGCATGAATAACAAAGACATTAACAGTCCTTTAGGCCTGTCTATCTTTGATAATGCTAAGAGTACAATCGACTTTATCAACACCACTTATGACGAATTCAAGTGGGAGGTCAAGATGGGACAGCGTAGGGTAGCAGTTCCAGAACAGACAGTACGTACAGAGTTTAACTCACGCAATGAGAAAGTCACAGTCACACGCAAGTTTGATCCTAATCAAAATGTATACGATAAGTTTGATACAGGGAGCCTTGACGGATCTATTAACATCACAGACCTAACGACTCCTATCCGGTCAGAGGACTACATTAAAGCTATCAACGAGGGGTTGTCACTGTTTGAAATGCAGATTGGTGTATCTGCTGGGATGTTTAGCTTCGATGGTAAGAGTATGAAAACCGCGACAGAAATCGTAAGTGAAAACTCAGACACTTACCAAATGCGCAATAGTCTTGTGTCTTTGGTCGAGCAGTCTTTGAAAGAGTTGGTTATTTCGATTTGTGAACTCGGATCACTCTACGATTTTTACAACGGTCCTATTCCAGAGATGGAGCAGATCAGTGTTAATCTGGACGATGGTGTCTTTACCGACCGCAACAATGAGTTGGAATACTGGACGAAAGCTCTTGCAAGTGGCCTGGTTGATCGTAAGACAGCAATTCAACGCGCTTTGAAGTTGACAGAGGAAGAAGCTGGACAAATGGTACAACGTATCAACAACGAAACGATGGCTACTGCCAATTCTGAGCGTGATACAACAGACATTGAAATTTACGGAGAATGATAAGGAATGAGCAAGAGGCTGCCGATACAATTTAATGACGAACAGTTAGAACTTGGATCGAGTCGTCTTGCTGATCTCTATCATAAGTTAACTGTCGAACTCTTTGAGCAGATGGTAGATAGGCTTCTGGAGCGCGGGACAACATCGCTCACAGACAATCCTTACATCTGGCAACTAGAGAAACTCAATCAGATGCACGCGCTCAACGAACACAATCTTAAAGTAATATCTAAGTATACGGATATCACGGAAGAGCAACTAAGAAATGTCATTGAGGGTGAAGGCCTAAAGATATACACGGACACCAAGAGCCAACTCTTGGAGGATCTAAATAAAGATCCTCACTTTGACACAAGCCACGTACAAAAACAACTAGAAGCCTATTTAGAGCAAGCGAGCGGTGACATTAATAACCTAATCAATACAACACTGCCAAATGTTGTTAACGAGGTTTATCGTAATATCGCTAAGGAGACGGTCGCTAAAGTTGCGACTGGTGTTGCCACACCAGACAAGGCGATTGCTGAAACTGTCATAAAATGGCAGGAAGTCGGATTTAGAGGGTTTAAAGACCGAGGAGGGAAGAACTGGCGCATTGACAACTACGCACGTACAGTTGTTAAAACTACGACACGTAGGGTATACCGCCAGATGCGCACACAACCAGCGGACGAGCTGGGTATTGATACCTTTTACTACTCAAAGAAAGCAACTGCGAGAGAGGCTTGCGCTCCTCTGCAACATCACATTGTAACGTATGGTGAAGCAAGAGAAGAGGGTGGCTACAGCGTCCTATCACTGGCAGATCATGGCTACGGTACACCAGCAGGCTGTCTTGGCATCAACTGCGGACACTATCTGACACCTTTTGTAATCGGCATCAATGACATGCCAGATTTGGGCGATGATGTTAAGAACATCACACCAGAAGATGCAATCAGAAATGCTAACGCACAGGCTAAACAGAGGGCATTAGAGCGATCTATAAGAGATAGTAAGGAAAAATTACATATTGCCAATAAATTAGGTGATAAGGACCTTATAGATAAGTACAAGAGTAAGATACGCACTCAGCAAGGCGCTATGCGTGATTTTCTTAAAGATAAGCCGTTTCTTCATCGTGATTATGCTAGAGAAAAGCACTACAAAGGTCCATATACAGATGCTAAGAAAGAGGTTAAGGTCAGAAAAGAACTTGAAAAGCTGGAAAAACACAGAACAGAACAAAAAGAAATGCGGGAACGTTTCACAAACGCTACAAAAGATGGTATAATTAAGGCAGAAATAAATGAGCAAAAACAAGCTAACCACATCAAAGGTACTAACGAATGGCGTAGAAGACTTGAAACTGAATTAGCTAATGGCAATCAGGTTGAGCCAAGTTATTTGACAATATCAATGGATGAGGCTGCCGAGCTTATTAAACGTTACTCAGGAACAGGGAAATTCTTGTATAAAGAAGATCCTGACTACATTCCTAAAAAAGAGATCATAAAACATAGTCACAAGATAGGTATGTATATTGACCAACGCACAGGCGAGATGTTAGAAACTGATAGCTTCAGGATACACTATAGAAAGACAGGGGCGCACATTGTCCCGACGTATGGAGGTAAGTTATGAAATTATGGAATTTTTTAAGACAAAACGTGAAACTTGTGCTTAAAGATGGCTCAATCATTTCAGGCTTTGTCCAAGAATACTGTAACAAAGATGACAACGATGAGGAGATTGACTCAATCGGCTTGGATGTTGACGGTACCCTTTATGAGTATTTTGAGGATGAAATCCTTAGTATTTCAGTAGCATAGCGCTTTAGAGTAATCTAGGCGCTTTTATTATGCCTAAAAAATAGGAGGTGATCCGTCATCTTGACAAGCAGGAATAGACTGCTATAAACTGCTATAAACTACTATAAATCACTATAAACCGTTCGGGATTCCGTGCGGTTTTTATTTTGCGCCCATTATCTGGATAAGAGGTTGTTTCCTCCTTGTTTCTTACCTCTTGCGGGATCGTTACCCGCTGGGCGCTTACGACTTTATCCACAGTCGCTAAAGAATGGAAGATCACAATTTAGGAGGGACAAGTAATGTCCGAAGATATCCAAACAACAGACCAGCCTGTCAATGCTGGAGAGGTGGCAACAGCCGAAGTTGCAAAAGAGGAAGCTAAGACATTTACACAAGAGGAAGTGAATGGATTGGTAGCCAAAGAAGCCAAGAAAGCACAGGAGAAAATCTTTAAAAGCCTGGGATTTGAAGATGTCAAGAGTGCTAAAGAAGGCTTCGAACAACTGAGAGAGTGGAAAGACTCACAGAAGACAGAAGCAGAGAAACAATCTGAGGCAATCGCTGATAAAGAAAAACAACTTGAAGCGATGCGTTTAGAAAACCAACAACTGACTGCAAAATATGCAGCTCTTACGTTGGGTGTACGTTCTGATGCTGTCGACGATGTCATTGCACTGGCTCAAAGCAAAGTGACTGATGATGTGACAATCAATGATGCGATCGCAGAAGTCCTTGCAAAATACCCACAATTCGGGAATGTGCCCGAAGAACCAAAGGAAGAACCGAAGCCCAGCTTCTCAGTCGGTGGCACACCATCGGTTAAAGAAGAGGGTAAGGTTGATCCTTTTGAGGCTATTATCGCCTCGTATGGCAAGAAAAAATAAGAAAGGAACATAATCTATGCCAAATAACAACCTAGCTGCTGCTCGCTACGAGAAACAATATCGTGATATGCTCGCTACTGTATTCGGAGTGAATGCAGCATTTATTAATGCCTTGTCTCCTATCCAAATCTTGGACGGTGTGCAAGAAAACACTACTGCATTCTCAGTTAAAACCAACGGGACCCCTGTCGTTATGGGTGAATACTCAACCGATGCTAATGATGGTGGCTTTGGAACTGGTGCTGGTAAATCTCGTTTTGGTGAATTGAAAGAAATTAAATACACCAACACAGATGTACCTTACGACTACACACTTGCAATCCATGAAGGTATTGACCGTTACACAGTCAACAACAACATTGAGGCTGCAGTAGCTGACCGTTTGAAATTGAACGCAGAAGCTCAAACTCGCGGAATGAACAAACGTATCGGTAAATTCTTGTCAACTGCTGCAGGTAAAACAGAAGCACTTACTGATATGCAGGAAGCTACTGTACGTACTTTGGTTAACAAGATCAAAGCATACTACAGCAACAACGAAGTAATCGCTCCTGTTACATTGTACTTGCGTACTGAATTGTTCAACGCAATTGTAGACATGACTGCAAACACTTCTGCTAAAGGTTCTAGCGTATCTATTGACGAAAACGGACTTGCTAAATACAAAGGCTTTGCCCTTGTAGAAACGCCAGAACAATACTTTGAGTCTGGCGATGTCGCTTACTTTGTACCAGATGGAACAATCATCCCATTCGTAGGTATCTCTACTGCTCGTACAGTTGAAGCAGAAGACTTTGACGGTGTTAAATTGCAAGCCGCTGCTAAAGGCGGTACATATGCACTCGAAGATAACAAGAAAGCGATTGTTAAGGTAACTGGTACAGTCGTTTAAAAGGAGGTAGCTATTGGCACTTTTTAAGACAACAAAAAATGTTTTCTTCCAAGATCTTGACATCACAGTATTAGAGAGTGATGTCGTAGAGCTTGACGATGCGACAGCTAACGACCTAATCAATAAATTGGCGGATGTATTCCCTGGTGAAACTGTACTAATCGAGGTTACAGAGGCTGGGGAACAGAAACCAAAACGCAGTCGCAAAAAGAAAGTAGAAACAGAAACTACAGAAACGGAAGAGGTTGAGGCATAATCCAACCTCTTTTATTTATTAGAAGAGGTGAGAATATGAAGTATTTAACCTATCCAGAATATCTTAAATTAGGCTTTGACGAAACAGACAAATACGATGAATTGTACAAACGGGCAGAAATGACTGTAAACCTGTACATTCACAATTTTTATGCTTACAAAGACTTCGAAAGTGATTTTAAACTACGCAAAGAAGCAGTAAAGAACGCTGTCGCTTATCAGATTTACTACTTAGATCGCTCTGGAATTGCTACAGCAGAAGAGAAACAATCTCTATCTAGCGTGACTGTTGGACGAACCACAGTAAGCTATCAAAGTGGCTCTCAGAGTATTTCAAAAGGTTCGCAGTATAATCTCTCTCTTGATGCTGAAAACTGGCTCAAAGTGGCTGGTTTTGGCTATAGTGGGGTGTCTTATGATAGATAAGCGAATGTTAGTTGATACAGCAATCATTAAAAAGCGTGTTGGTATTGATGAGTGGGGGAAAGAAACATTCGGCGGCGATCTATATATCGATCCTTGCCGTTTTGATGAGAGTACCTCACACGTCCAATCACAGAAGTCTGGAAAAAGTAAGAACCGCACTGACCAATTCGCTGGAGTGCTGTATATTGATACAGACTATTGCAATTTTGAAATTGATAGATCATATATTGACGGGAAATTGATTGTAGACAATCAAGAGTACATCATCGTTAAGATCATTCCAAACAGACACCCGATTAGTAAGCGAATACTTACTTATGAAATCGAGGTGATCTAATGGGAATTAGTATCACAGTTGATCTAGGACGGATTAATAAGAAGTTTGGTCCGAATGCAAAGAAAGTTGCTGAGTATGCTATCGCTAACCAAGCGATGTTGGACATGGAAAGGTTCGTGCCTCTCCGTGACGGTGATCTTCGAGGTTCTGGCCATGTTTCTGGCAATCAGATTGTATATAACACAGTCTATGCCAGGGCGCAGTTTTACGGATCGTCCTACAACAAGCATCGTAGTTTTAAGTTCAGCAAGTATACTACTCCTGGTACAGGCCCACGGTGGGACTTGAAAGCTAAAGGAATGTATGGTGACAAATGGGCAGATAAGGGAAGGGAGGTATTAGGACTATGATCGCTAAAAATGATTTTTTAGAAAGACTTAATGCTTTTATCAATTCGCTTGATCTCCCTATTACATCCCGTATGGATTATTTAGACGAAGACGAGAGCCTTGTGGTTTATCCACTAGCTGGTGGAAAGATCAATAAGATCTATATGGACGAAGCCAGAGATGTATCTCTACCGTTTGAAATTGCAGTTAAAACGAAAGATCACGAAAAGGCTAATACCTGTCTATGGGCAGTTAACGAGGCCTTATCGGATTTATTCGTAGACATTCCAAGCGCTAACAGATCGTATGCGTTCGAAAATTTAGAAGTGGCAATGCCGTTTTTGAATGAAAGAGACGAGCAAGGCTACTACATCTATTTACAAGATATTCAAGCAAACATTACGGTTTTCCAACCGAAAAAAGAAAGGAATTAATTAATATATGGCACGTTATAAAAACGCCCTACGTGGGCATTTCATCGCTCCTGTAACTGATCCAAAAGTAGAACCAGAAAAATCTGCTTATTTGGAACTTGCAAAATGGATCGAAGACATCGCAGATGATACAGATGAGGCTACAACTTCTGTAGCTTACTATGATGGAGACGGTACAGAAGAGACTACGGTTACATCTGTTAAAGGCTCTTACACTTTCAAAGGCACTTACGACAAGGAAGACCCAGCCATGAAGCACATCGCTGGTCTTAAATACAAACTCGGCAATGAACGACTTGTATGGCATAAGATCGTAGATGCTGATGGCAAGAACCAAGCAGTCGGAATCGCTACCGTATCTGATATCAAAGCTGGTTCGGGCGCTGCTGCAGAATACGAAGAATTTTCTTGCAAAATCTCGTATAATTCACTTCCAAAAATTTCAGCAGTCGTCTAATCGAATTATTGGGCGCTATCTGTTTAGGTAGCGCTCTTTTTTGTGCATTAAAGGAGGAAAAATCATGTCTATTTCAATTGAACTAAAACGCAACTACATTCCCATTAAAATCGGAGAAATCGAACTACAGTTTGATACATCACTAGAAAATATCTCACGCCTTGCAACGCTCCAGGAAGAGATCGCAGAACGCTTTAATAAATACCAGTTAGAGCTGATTGAGCGATCTAATAACGGAGAGTTTGACGATCTCAAAGAAGGAGTCATTAACAAGCGGGTTATTGACGAAGCCTTTGAGATTCAGAAAAAAATGACGGAGATTAAATATGATGTGTTATTCGGTGACGGTACCTTTGCTAAACTCTATGAACGTTATCCAGACATTGACGCTTTGGATCATGCATTTGATGAGGTTGATACAATGCTGGGTGCTGAAATCGAACGTCTAGGCCAAGAACGGGCCAAAGCATCGGGTGCGGTTGCTGAGTCATTCGTTAAAAAAGCGAAAGCGAAGAAAACAAAAAAAACCAGCAAAAAATAACAAGGAGGACCGCTCATGAAATTAAATGAGCCTATACAGAACTCCTTCGAATTAAACGGGCGCACCTATGAAGTGGACTGCTCTTTTGATCTGGTGCTGGACGTATTCGAGATGTTTGATAACGAAGTAATGAATAATCTTGAGAAGATGCGTACAGCGGTCTTAATGATGACGGACGAAGCCTTGGACGACCCAGAGGATGTCGTTGCCGTGTGGGAATATATCGACGAGCATTTTTTGAGGACAAAAAAAGAGCGCGTGATTTATGACCGGCACGGGAACCCTATGCCAGTGGCCAAGGACGAAGAAGATGATATTCGTTTGATTGATTTTGAAGTAGACGCGCAAGAAATATACGCTAGCTTCGTGCAAGCGTACAATATCAACCTCTTTGAAGCACAAGGCCGGCTAACATGGCCCGAATTTATCGCTTTACTAAACGGTATGCCAGAGGGTACGGCTGTATCTCAATTAGTAGAGATACGGTCTTGGAAGCCCTCAAAAAGCGATAGTAGCGAGTACAAGGCCAAAATGAGACGGCTACAAAACAAATACAGATTAGATGGAAAGGAGGGAGATGAATAATGGCAGATGGAAAGATAGTTATTGACGTCCAGGTTAACGGCAAGAAGCTCTCAGAGTTATCAAGCGCCTTAAAGCGTTTAGAATCCGAAGCCCGTAGATCGGGCCAGGGAGTCAAAAGCGCGGGCGATGGTATCCAGGCTACTGGTGACAAGGCTTTAAGAGCTGGACAAGGTTTTAAACGTGCCGGAGACCGTATGGCCGAGGGTGCGAAGCTATCCGAGACATCAAGTAACGGCTTTCGCCGTGCTGGTGAAAAAATCAAGGAAAGCTCTGATTTAGCTGGACGCTCTGGTTCTGGTTTTAAACAAGCCGGGGAGAAAGTCAAAGAAAGTTCTGATCTTGCCCAACGGTCTGGCGATGGCTTCAAACAAGCGGCAGAAAAAGTAAAAGCCTCTGGCAACGAAGCCAAGACAGGCGGAGAGGGCTTTAAGTCAGCAAGTTTTAAAATCAAAGAAGCCGGTGCGCTTTCCAAGTCTGGCGGTGATGCTTTTAAACAGGCAGCCGAGAAAGTAAGGGAAGCTGGCACAATCAGTAAAACCGGTGGGAATGGCTTTAAGGTAAGCGCTGATCTAGCCCATAGAGCTGGACAAGTCGCATCTCAAAGTGGGGGCGGTTTTGTCAAGCTAAAAGACATCATCAAAACCACAGGCGACCAGGCTGAAAAGAGCGCGTCAAAATTTGACAAGATCAAAGACGCAATCAAGAATTTCTCAGTCGGTGCGGTAGCCTTTAAAGCTGTCAGCTCTGCGATGAACCTTGTAAGCCAGTCAATGGATAAAGCTATTGACCGCTTCGATACCTTGCAACGCTTCCCGAAAGTCATGAAGTCGCTGGGGCACTCTTCAAAAGATGTAGCGTCATCTACCAAGTTACTGGCTGAGGGTATCGAGGGGCTACCTACAACACTTGATACAGTTGTAAGTACCACTCAAAAGCTAACCTCAATGACTGGCAACTTGAAGCAGTCTACTAAGCTAACAATCGCATTAAATAATGCATTTCTTGCATCTGGTGCATCTACGGAAGATGCAAGCCGTGGATTGCAACAGTACACCCAGATGTTATCAGCCGGTAAGGTTGATATGCAAAGCTGGAAGACTTTGCAAGAAACAATGCCTTACGCATTGCAGAAGACTGCTGAAAGTTTTGGATTTGCTGGTGCATCAGCCCAGAAAGACTTTTACTCAGCCTTACAAGACGGTAAGATCACGTTTACCGATTTTAGTAAGCGTCTGATTGAGCTGAATAAAGGCACGAACGGTTTCGCTGAAATGGCGAAGAAAAACTCTGAGGGTATCAAGACTTCATTCGGTAACATCGTAAACGCGGTAGCAAAAGGGATCGCAAATGTCATTGCTGAGTTTGACAAGATGAGCAAGGCAGTTACTGGTAAGAGTATTGCCCAGAACCTTGATAGCATTAAAGGCGCGGTAAATAGTACTTTCAATGTAATCATTAGTGTTATTCGCGGTGCTACTCCGGTTGTTAAATCACTAGTGAGTGTATTGGGCTTCCTTAAACCTGTATTAGATCCGCTTATCTCAATATTCGCTGGTGTCGTATCGGCAGTTTTGCTCTTTAAAGGAGCGATGCTAGGACTGTCCATTATCAAAGGTATCGGTAGCCTAATTGGTACGCTTATCACTTCCCTGGTATCTCTGACCAGTACCTCACTTGTAGCCACGGGTGCTACTACTGGACTCGCTGGAGCTTTGGCAGCTCTATCATCTGGTGGAGTCTTTATCGTTGTCGGTGCTATCGCTGGTCTGGTGTCATGGTTGACGCAGGAAAGCGAAGCGTCCAAGGAAGCCAAGGCCAAGAATGAAGAGTTTAAACGCTCCCTCGATGACTTACACGAAAGTGTTAACAAAGGCAATGAAGCCTATAAGGATCGCAGAAATGAAATCCAAGCTACAGCCGAGGATAACGAGCGACTAGTCAAGAAGATTGACGAACTAAACGCGGTTGAAAACAAGACTGCAGCTCAAAAGAAAGAACTTGCGTCAGCAGCAGAAACCCTTAACTCACGTATTGAGGGCTTGAATATCCAGTACGACAAGGCCACAGGCACGATCAACATGACCACGGACGCGATCCGTAAGCAGATTGAGATTGCCAAGGCATCGGCTGAAATTGAAGCCGCCAACCAGAAAATGGTAGAAAATGCCAAGAAGCGCCTTGAAATCAAGGATAAGATAAAGGAAGTTGAGAAACAGTACCAGGATCTTGTCGAAAAAACTGATAGCGTGGAAGAAGGCTCTTTCAGTAACTCGCGAATCCGTGAAGGGGCCAAGGCAGAATTTAAGAAAAAATACAACGAAGAAGTCAAGAAGCTCCAGGACGACATCAAAAAAACTGAGGATTCTGACAACGAATTAACGAATACAATCGTTAAAAACAACGAAGCCAAGGCCAAGTCTACAGAAGATGCGTCTGGTCGTATGATCTATACGATGGAAAACATGAATGAAGCACAGCGAAAAGCTGTAGAGATGATGCAACAAGAGTTCGCTAATCTCAAAGGTGAAGTTCAGAACGCGTTCCAGGGTATCGAACAGCAAACAGCCTTATCTGCAGATCAAATGACTGCCAACTTGCAGAAGAACATCGACGCGGTTGATAAGTGGTCGCAGAACCTTGAAACACTCGCTAAACGCGGGCTTGACCAAGGTCTTATCGAGCAAATGCGCCAGGCTGGTCCTAAAATGGCCAACCAAACGCAGGCCCTTGTAGATTCGTCCGATGAACAACTAGGACGACTCAATACTAAATGGACTGAGGCAGGAGATAAAGCCAAGGAAGGCTTCCTCCGGGGTATTCGGGCAACTGGTCAAGAGTTACCGCCCGAAATCGAGAGCATGGTAACCGCTATCGGTGATGAGTTCAGAAGCGCACTCGCTGATGCAGGTTTTGAAGTAAAAGGTCGCGAAATTCCTCAAAAGACCGCAGAGGGTATTAGATCTGGAAAAGGCGATGTCCAACAGGCAGCATCAGAAGTCACAGAGGCATCTAAGCAAGCCTTTAACAACTTGCCAACAGAAGCCAAGTATAGCGGTTCGCAAGTAAGCGGTGGGTATGCCCAAGGTATCACGGATAACCAAGGATCAGTCCAGGGAGCAGTTGACGGCCTTAAAAACGCATCTCTAGGTGTTTTGGCTAATTTGTTCGGTGAGGGTCAAGCAAAAGGTGCTGAACTTGGCGCTGGTGTCGGAGATGGTGTATTGAGCCGGTCCGATGTCGTGCAAGGTGCAGCAAGTACCCTTAAATCAAACGCAACCGCTACGATGGACGGCATGGCCACAGACGGACAAAACAAAGGGTCCGAGTTTGGTTCTGGTATCGCAACCGGTATCGCTGTCGGTCAACAGGTAGCAGTTGGTGCAGCATCTGTGATGAACCTTGCTATTTCGGCTCAATTCCTCGCGATGTCCATTAACGGGCAACAGTACGGTTCACAATTCGGTACTGGCATCGGTGGTGGTATCAATTCCTCGCAAGGTATTGCTACTGGTGCGTCTAATGCGATGAAGATGATGATTAATGCGTCAGTTAACTCGCTAGGGCACGACGGTAGAAATGCTGGATCACAATTTGGTACGGGTGTTACTAGTGGTATCGCTAGCCAAAACGGCGCGGTACATGGTGCGTCAAGTGCCTTGAAATCATCGGCTCACAGCGGAATGTCTGGTGGATATAGTGGAGGTTATAGCGCAGGTACGGCTATTGGCGAGGGCATGATGAGCGGTATCTATGCGATGGCTGGATCGGTTGCAGCAGCAGCAGCCAGCATCGCAAGTAGCGCGGTTGCAGCAGCCCGATCTACTTTGCGGATCAACTCGCCATCAAAAGTCTTTAGAGATCAAGTCGGTCGCGCTATCCCAGAGGGTATGGCAGTAGGTATTGAAAAATACGGCTACTATGTAGACGACTCAATGACTGACCTTGCGAATAAAACCGTAGAGTCTGGCAAGAAATACACGGATGGCTTTGGCTTTAACTTGCCAGGTCGCGGTGATCTTGTCAGTGGTCTGACTGATACACTAGCTACTCGCTTCGGCTACGCAGGCGGTGGAAGCTCAAGCTCAAACGTAACCAACAACTACACACTCAACGCAAACGGTACGGCTAATGACAACTTCTTTAGCCCGGAAAATATGCGCAGGCTCTTGCGTGAGCTTGCTTACTATACAAACTTGGAAGGAGGTAGAATGGCATAATGGGAAGTTTTACTTTTAATGGTGTATCAAGCACTACTCATGGTCTACGAGTGACCAGCGACTATATTATTAGTTCCACTGGTAGCGACGTAGAAACAGTAGCGGTCCCTGGTCGTGATGGTGATCTATTGATCTCAAAGAACCGTCTTAAATCTGTTACTATCGAGTTGCCTTGTACCGTCCTTTCAAACCGTAAGCTCACGGACGCAGAAAGCGACATTAGTAACTGGCTCAATGTAGACGGTTATAAAGATTTGACCCTATCCTGGGACCCGGATTTCATCTACCGGTCAGCTTTTATCGAAACTTTCGAAGTGTCAAGCCTTATGAAGCAGTTTGGGAAAGTCAAACTAAACTTTTTGACATACCCAGTCAAATTCTACAAGCAAGGACGCACTACTCAAAAGCTAACAAACGGAGTTGCGATCAATGGCCTGGGAAACGTCAACGCAAAACCAATTATCACACTGGTTGGATCGGGTGATTGTACGCTTACTATTAACGGTCGCAAGACCAAGTTAAAAGGTGTGCAAGGCAAGATCACACTAGATATGCAAGCAAACCAAGTATTTAAGGACAATCTGCCAGCGTGGGATAAAGTGGTGCGATCTCCTCAATTTCAGATGCCTTACTTTGACTACGGCCGTAACTTGATTAGTTGGGACGGGAATTTTGAGGTGTTTATTATTCCAAACTGGGGAGTCAAATTATGAGACCTATTTTGTTTAATAAAAATGAGACGGCCTTTGACACTTACGGTCTTGGTGAACTTAACGTTACCAAGGGGAATGTAACCCGTGAACGCAACGGAAATTATACGCTATATTCAGAAATTCCCGCGAACGATCCAATGGTTGCAACCCTTGAGAAAGAAATGAAGCTCAAGGCTGACGCTGGACTGCGAACTAAAAACCAAACCTTTGAGATCTCGCGAATCGTAAAAGATAGCAGTAACATCGTTAAAATCTACGGTCAGCATATCAGTCATAAGCTGGAATACATGGGGCTAGTGAATGGCAGGCCCTTTAGTGGTTCTGCCTTTACTGCTCTCGCAATCTGGCACAATGCAACGATTGGTGATCTACGTTTTGATGTTTGGTCTGATATCCAGACGACTGGTAAGGGTGTGTTTGACATCTCCAAAATGGAGAATGCAAGACAAGCCCTTGGTGGTGTAGAAGGCTCTATTTTGGACATCTATGGCGGGGAATATGAGTTTGACAATATGACCGTGCGACTGCATAAGCAGTTAGGCCGTACTGCTCCAACCGTGCTAGAGTATGGCAGAAATATCTTATCTGCTGAACTTGATGAAACGATTGAGAGTGCATACACTAGCGTGTTGCCATTCGCAACATATACTCCCGATAAACCAGAGGGCGATACTAGCGATAGCCAGCCCGATCCAGTAACGGTCACACTGCCAGAAAACTACGTAGATAGTAAATATAAGGCCCTCTACGCGCATCGCAGAATTAAAGTCGTAGACTTTTCAAGCGAATTTAAGAGCGATAGCAAGAGTAAGGATATCCCGACACCCGATAAATTGCGTAAAATCGCTAATGATTACATGGAGCGCAATGAAATTGGTAAGCCTAAGATCAACATCAAAATCGAGTATGCTGATTTAGCACGCACACTCGATTATGCTGATAATGGCTGGATTGAAGAAGTTGAATTATGCGATATTGTACCTGTTTATTATCCACAGATTGGGCTTACTGATGAAACTTTGAAAGTAACCACAATCACTTACGATTTTGTCAACGAACGAAACGAGAGCGTAGAATATGGTGACATCGGAACAAACGTAAGAGCGACTATGCAAAGCGGACTTGCCGGACGGGTAGATGATATCGCTAAAGCCCAGCAGGACTTTGAGAATAGCTTGCCAGACTATCTCTTAAATGCACAGGGAAATAAAGTTTGGTACAACAGACCAGATGACAAAGAACACAAGATCGGCGATATTTGGTTTGAGAAGAACGGCATCTACGACCGTATGTACGTATGGAATGGCTCTCAGTGGGAGAAGCGTATTGACACGGAAGATGTCGATAAGATCAAAAAGGAAGTTGATAAACAGCTTGAACAAGCCAAGCAGTCAACTGCTATCGAGATTGAAAAGGCAAACGCAAAAGCTCAAGAAGCTCTTATTAAAGCTGGAACGATTCCAGACACGGCCACGCTTTCAGATCAGATCAAAACACTGATTTTAAATAGTCCGGATTTAAGTCGTAAGGTTACGGAAACGTTTAATAATGCGGATAACGGGGATGCGATCTATAGCAAGGTGTATTCGAAGGTAGCAAAGAATTTTGCATCACAAGATCAATTTGAAAATATAGATCGCGAGCAAAATAGGCAAGGGAGTGATTTACTAACCCTTTCTAAAAAAATCGAAACACAAACGCTTGAATTTAACAAACTCACAGAATCCAACAAACTCTACGAGCGAATCCTTGGTACGTCTGAAACAGGCGCACCAGACCAGCTCTCACGGTTGGTTATGTCTAGTCAGATATTCCAAACAGAGGTTGGGAAGTATGTCACTGACGATAATAATCTGATCGTTAATTCAATGACTATGGCGACTAATACCCTTGTCAATGCGAATAGAAACGGCGTAGAAATTACCCTAAATAATGGGGTTTTTAGCATTAAAGCGCGTGGCCTAACTAGCTATAATTTTAGCGGGTTTACGCTTCCTATCTATGTCAAGAAAATTTATCGCGGTGAAACCTATACACTAGGTTTTAAATATAGGATAAGGGAGAAGGTGGACACAAACTTTGTTTTTGTGGTCAAAAACCACAAACTAAATAAAGGACTTTTGTCCGCTGATTTAGCAAACCCCAATACACCAGCTTCGGACGAATGGCGAGAATTTCAAAGAACGTTTACCGTTCAGGAAGATTTCCTTTTCGGTGAGGATCTGAATTATCCGTTTTATATCTATATGGCTAAAAATGGCTGGGTAGAATTTAAGGAACCTATTTTGGTGAGAGGAAGCAGAACCGGCCCTTATAAACCTAGCCAATTTGACGACGCGTTTGCTGAAACAAAAGCAGTACGGACACAAATGAGCCTGCTCGCTGGGTCGTGGGCAGTGCGGAACCTTAACAGCAACGGTGATGTACTAAACTCAATTAACGTACTAGCGGACGGCACGAACCGAATAGACGGACGATTAACGCATATCACAGGTCAGACCAAGATTGACAATGCAGTAATTAAGGATGGTATGATTGCCAACCTCAACGCTGATAAAATCACGGGCGGTACAATTGATGCCAGTCAGGTCAACGTTATCAATGTCAATGCTGGTAACGTGCTTGCTGGTACGTTAACTGGTATGACCGTTCGAGGTGGTCGGATCGAAGGTCTAAATGGCAAGATGTATATTGACTTACAGAATAGTCAATATAACGTTTTAAACAACGAAGCCACAATCAGACGGATTGACGATACCAATTCCTCGCAATTTATTAAATTAACAAAGAGTGGATTTATCGCAGAACGATTCAGAGATAGCAATGCTGCACTCATGGTTTTAGGCACGAATCACAACAAAGACCCTAAAGAGGTAGAACGGCACGATAATGAAACATTCGCAGGTATTCGGCTATGGTCTGGTAAAGGAAACGGCACGGAAGAAAGTCTTACTGAATTCGTGGGTGACCGTGTACTGATCTACAATAACGGTCGATACCGCAGTCCTTGGAACTTCCACGGAAATACGAATGACGGAAATGCCTATCTGATACCGATGAACCAAAATAATGTTAAGCATTATATTGGCCGTGGTGACTTCTTTGTCGAGGGTATTTACTCACGGCATTTCTATATGAGTGGCGGGCGAGATATAGGTCAGTATCTCTGGGATCTTTTGACTTGCTTTGGTATCATGAAGCGTTATGGACAGATTAGTGGGTCTGCTGGTGGACACGTACAAGGTGTACTTGATAAATACGGTTTTAAATAAGAGGTAATGCATGAACACAACAGACAAAATTATCAACGATGTCGCAGTCCAACTTGCGAATAAAATTATTGAGTGCGCTAATTATAAGGCGTACTACGAACAAACAAATGAATTGCTAACTAAATTTAACGATGTTTTAGCTAGTGACTCAGCACTCAAGGACCTCTTTGATGAGGCCTTTCAAAAATTAGAAGAAGGTAAATAGTATATGGAATTTAAAGTAGTTAACAAATTTTCGCAAGAAAAAGGTAAAACATTCGTAGCAATCCGCTGCCAAGACCCTTACACGGCATACGACCGTGTATTAGAGGGTGACCGCACAACCGAAAGCGATGAAAGTTTGATCCAAGCAGTCATCGGGCTTGTGACTACAGAACTCAATCCAGCCGAAGGGGTGAAAGCTCTTAACGTGGAATTGATTAAACAGAAAGAGCAGTTTAATAGTGATCTAGCTGAAAAGGATACTAAAATCGCTGAAACTAAAGCGGTGGCAGATTGGGCGGTACTTGCAGCCGTCACTAACACAGAAAGTCCACTCGATCCAACTCTTTATGCGCGTGGATTGGAATTGGTCGAAGCTGGACAAGCTGGCAAAACATACAAACCTTATGAAATCTTTACTGTTAACGATCCAAGCCACACTCCGAAATATGGTGAGGGTCAACGTGTACTGGTCCAAGTAAATCAAGAATTTACTTACAACAACGAAACAGTGGCAGACCTTGAGGGATCGCTCTCACAAAATGGGAAGCTGGCAGTTTGGAAATGGACTGAACCAAAAGCGAACGCACCTCAACCAGCGGGAGAGCTTGAAACTCAGCCCGTCCAGTAAGCTAGTAGCATAATAGGGGGTGGTGAAATTGGACCTATTGGCACTAGTTGACAAATTGACTCCCGTTCTGGTCGTGATTATTCCCAGTTACTTTTCATTCAAGAGTACAAAAACCACTAAAGAAGCTGACAAACGCCTTGAGGGGTTATCGAATAAAATCGATACCCTCGAGAAGTCAGTCTCAAGCGTGGAAGAGATTGGGAAAGATAACCAACGGAATTTGACGATGATCGGGAAAGGCTTACAACGGCTTCAACGTTTTCGATTGCAGGAGAATTTGAAAAACGCGCTAAAGCGTGGACACACGAACCAGCACGAACTAGAGGAGCTATCTAAACTATACGAGAGTTACGTCGAGTTAGGCGGTAACGGTGCTATAAGAGTGCTTTTTGAGCGCTTTTTGGAGCTAGAAATAAAAGAGGAAAAATAACATGGATCAAATTACAAGCATTATTACTTCATCAGCTATGAGTATTTTGGTGGTATTAACCGGAATCGTGGTTCAAGCGCTTAAAAAATACCTGCTTATGCGTGGCGGAAAGAAAGCGATTGAGATCGTGGAGATCTTGGCGAAAAACGCCGTCAATGCAACCGAGCAAGTAGCCGATAAGTTGGATATTCATGGGGCAGACAAACTCGAACACGCTAAAACGAGCTTGATCGAGGGCCTTGAGTCTCAAAATATCCACTTGACGAATCAAGAGTTAAATACATTTATCGAAGCAGCAGTTAAACGCGCTAACGAAGAATGGAAAAAATAGAGAGGTCGAACATGAGTGTACAACAATCAATCGTTAACGGTTTTATTAGTCGTCGCGGGCTGATTACCTATTCAATGCTGGGAAGCCGTAACGGAGCAGACGGCACGGGTGACTGCTCGGGTATCGTGTCGCAAGTTTTAAAGGAAGCCGGTATTCCGATTCAAGGCTTGCCGTCCACGGTTACACTTGGCCAACAACTAGCAAACAACGGCTTTTATCGTATCAGTCGTAACCAACCATGGGACGCTCAAATGGCCGATATCATCCTTATGAGCTGGGGCGCTGATATGTCAACTTCTGGTGGTGCTGGTGGACACGTCGGAGCTATGATCGATGATACATACTTCATCTCTTGCGACTATTCGACACAAGGTGCACCCGGACAAGCTATCAATACTTACCCGTGGAATGATTACTATAACTGGAATAAACCAGCTTACATCGAGGTTTGGCGATATGCTGACACAGCGCCTCAAACCAACAATCAAGCAAGCACAGCCGTACAGCCAAAAGACAAGGCCTTTTACCAAGCGAACGAGGTCAAGTATGTAAACGGTATGTGGCAAATCAAATGTGATTATCTCGCGCCCGTTGGTTTCGATTGGACAGAAAACGGGATCCCGGTATCAATGGTGAATTGGGTCGATAAGGACGGAAACAACTTGCCAGACGGTGCGGATCAAGATTTCAAAGCTGGAATGTACTTCAGTTTCGAACTAGACGAAGTCAATATCACAGATACGGGTAAAGGCGGTTACTATGGCGGTTATTACTGGCGTTTGTTTGAGTTCGGGCAATTCGGCCCTATCTGGCTATCTTGCTGGGACAAGGACGATCTAATAAACTATTATGAGTAAAGAGGGGTGATTGAATGAATCGCTCAAACTGTACCAACTTAAAGCAGTTTGAGGGTGGTCGAGTTGTCAAGCAAGGCGACTCGGCTTCCCCTTTCGGTTTTGCATTATATGACGAAAACTGGGTCCCGATTGACCTTGACGGGCAACAAGCTAAAATTCACTTTGTGAGCAAAAAAGGCAAAGCGACTTTTTCGGCGACTGTCCAAGGATCAAAGGTATCGTTTAAAATTCCAAAAGTGCTACCAGTCGAAAGCTATCTTGTCGAGGTTGAGTGCGACGGGTACGTATTTCCAAGCGATCAGAGTGTCCGAGTTGACGTGGTTCAGTCCGCGGAGGAATACCAGCCGGCAGAAGTGGTCGAGCTTGGTAAGGTCAGCTTGCGCGATGAGATCGCGAACTATCTCGCCGGCCACACTGTACAAGCATACAATGACGGCCCACTAGTCGCACGGATCGAAGCACTGGAAAGCAAGCCAGCCCCGACGGTCCAAACAATTGATTTAGGACCACTAGAAAAGCGCGTGGAGGCTTTGGAAAACAAGCCGGCACCAACAGCACCAGCGGTTGACTTGAGCGCGTATATGACCTCAGAAATGGCTTATCAGACGTTCGCAACTTATACAACGTTACAAGCTCAAATGACTAATAACATTAAGAATAAGCACCTTGAGCTGGGCCTTGACGCGCTGATCGACGAAAAACTGAGGAACGGTGGCGATAACTTCCTTACTAGCCACCAAGCCAGCACGGCTTACGTTTCGAAAGAATTGTTTCAAAACTTGCTAAAACGAGTAGAAGCTCTCGAAAGCGTTCCTATATAA